GAAGTACACTGGTCTGAAGTACCAGGTAGAGACTCCAAGTGGAAAGAACAAACAATAAAGAACACGAGCAAACAACAATTTGCTATTGAGTTTGAGTGTGAATTTTTAGGATCTGTTGATACTCTTATCGCTGCTTCTAAACTCAAGGCATTGGTGTATGAACAACCTGTAGAACAAAATGGTAAACTCTCTGTCTATGAAAAACCATGGGGTAAACGAGATTATATTGTGACTGTGGATGTAGCGAGAGGTATATCAAAAGACTATAGTGCATTTATAGTGGCTGACATAACAGAGTTTCCTTACAAAATTGTTGCCACATATAGAGATAACCAAGTCAAACCTATGCTCTTTCCGTCTATCATACATGATGTAGCAAAAGCATATAATAATGCATATGTTCTGTGTGAGGTAAATGATATTGGTGATCAGGTAGCATCTATATTATTCTATGATTTAGAATATGAGAACTTACTCATGGTTGCAATGAGAGGTAGAGCAGGTCAGATAGTTGGATCAGGGTTCTCTGGTGTCAAGACACAGTTAGGTGTCAAGATGAGCACCACCACAAAAAAGGTAGGTTGCTCTAACCTGAAGACACTGATAGAGGAAGACAAACTTATATTCTGTGACTACAATATAATATCTGAACTGACTACGTTCATACAAAAGAAACAATCATTTGAAGCAGAGGAAGGTTGTAATGATGACCTTGCTATGTGTCTTGTTATATTCTCATGGTTGGTGGCACAGGAGTACTTCAAAGAAATGACAGATCAAGATGTAAGGAAACGTATATACGAAGAACAAAAGAATGCCATAGAACAAGACATGGCACCATTTGGGTTTGTAAGTGATGGTTTGTGGGATGAAGAGGATACTATTGATAGTGATGGTGAGAGATGGAAGAAGGCAGATGAGTATGGAGATAGGTCATATATGTGGGAATATAATGGATAGACACAGGTTTTTATAAATAATTTCAGTCTAAAAAGAAGGACCCATAGGGAGTTAGAATGGCATTAAGACTTGCATCTCCAGGTATTTCAGTTAGAGAGGTTGACCTCACACGAGGCGGAGTAGATTTTACTCTCAATGTTGTTGGTGGGCTAGCTGCTCCCTTCGCAAAGGGACCTTGTAACGAAATCACCAGAGTCAATAATGAGAATGAATTAGTTGAAATATTTGGTAAACCAGGAGTGGGTACCACTGATTATCACTATGAAACGTGGTTTGCAGCATCAAATTTCTTATCATACGGTGGTAAGTTAGATATAGTTAGATCTGTTGGTGGTGACCTAAACACAGCAAACGCTGCTGTTGGTTTGGCAAACACAACTCTTCTACTAGAAGGATTGGAAGATTACAACAATAATGAGGCAAGCGGTACCAACTGGTATTTCGCTGCTAAAAACCCTGGCCACTGGTCAGAGAATATAAAGGTAGCAATCGTTGACAACGCTGCTGACCAAACTATTACACCAACCTTAGAGACAGGTACAATCGCTGCAACTAAAGTAGGATTTGCTGTCACACAACACTTGACAGGTAATACAATCGGTGTTGGTACAGTCACTGCTGCAACAGGTATACTCAAGGGTGTCGTTACTGGCAAAACAGCAACAACAATCGATGTAAAAGTCGTAAGCACAGTTATTGGTGGGTCAGAAACATTAGTTGACTATCAGCAGAACTCACAACTTGAGTTCAAGACTGGCACAATGCTCAACATTGTCAACAACTCAGGATCAACTGTAGGTAAGAGTTCGACAGTCACATCTGTTGACTGGTATAATAGTCAGAACATACTCACAAGTGTGGCAGACGGTGGTTCAGATTTTACTACTCTCAAGTGGAGAGCAGTACTCAACAAACCTCAAACAAATAATTATGTATCCAAGAGAGATGGAACGAACGACGCTATCCACGTTGTTGTTGTTGATGCTGGCGGTGGAGTCACTGGAAATGTCGGATCAATTTTGGAAAAGTTTCCAAACTTATCCAAAGCCAAAGACGGAGTAGCATCTGGCAATGAAGCGATATTCTATAAAGATTTCTTAGCAAACAACTCAGAGTACATATTCTCTGGTGCTCACGTAACAAACGCAGACGATTCACATCACGGAACACTGGTGCTACCAGGTGGTATAACTGGGTTCACATCCATAACTGCTGCTGAAGGTGCATGGGGTCAGGACGCTAAGAACATAAAATTCAGTTCTATAGGTAATCAAGGTTACTCACTAACAGGTGGACTTGACTATACTGGTGTTGGAGTATACAATGCACCACTAGGTGATGTGTTGACTTCATATGAGAAGTTTACAGACCCTGTAGACAGTGACATCAGATTCCTACTACAAGGTGGATGCTCTGGATCAAAAGAAGAAGAGCAAGCAAAAGCAAACAAACTTATCTCAATAGCAGAAGGTAGAAAGGACTGTGTTGCGGTGATATCACCAAATAGAGGTTCTGTGGTAAATGTCACAGACTCTGCAACTCAATTAGCAAACGTTATATCATTCTTTGGACCTCTAACATCATCATCATATGCTGTATTCGACTCAGGATTCCAGTATGTGTATGACAGATTCAATAAGAAGTTTGTTTACATGCCATGTTCTGCTGATGTAGCAGGTTGTATGGTAAGAACAGACAGAGACTTCTTCCCATGGTTCTCACCTGCAGGTAATACAAGAGGTAATCTAAACTTTGCTGTAAAACTAGCATTCAATCCTGGTCAAGATGCAAGGGATCAACTCTATGCAAATAGAATCAACCCAATAACATCAAGACCTGGTGATGGTATCGTACTGTTCGGTGACAAAACTGCTCTTTCATTTGAATCTGCATTCGACAGAATCAACGTAAGAAGACTGTTCATCACAGTCGAACAAGCAGTAGAGAACGCTGCTAAGTCAGTTCTATTTGAACTCAACGATGCAGGTACAAGATCAAACTTCATCAACATTGTTGAACCATTCCTAAGGGATGTTCAAGCGAAGAGAGGTATTCAAGACTTCTTACTCGTATGTGATGAAACCAATAACACACCAGATGTTATTGATCGTAATGAGTTTCTTGCTGACGTATTCATCAAGCCCGCAAGATCAATCAACTTCATTGGTCTTACTTTTGTTGCTACACGAACTGGAGTTTCCTTCAGTGAAGTTGTAGGAACTGTGTAATAGGAGACCCACACAATTATGGCATTAAACAGAAACATTTTTTCGGTTCCCAATAACGAAAGATCAATTGATTCATTCAAGTCAAGACTTGTAAGTGGTGGTGCTCGTCCTAACCTCTTTGAGGTTGAGATGGACTTCCCTTCAGGAAATGGCATCTTTGATGATGAGATTGAGAACACAACTCATCGTATGATGATAAAGGGAGCACAATTACCAGCATCAAACATTCAAGAAGTTATCGTACCATTCAGAGGTAGGCAACTTAAGGTGGCAGGTGATAGAAGATTTGACCCATGGACAATCACAGTCATCAACGACGGAGATTTCAAACTGCGTGAAGCGTTTGAGAGATGGGCAAACTTTATCACTAAAGTATCCGATGGTTCAGGAACTATCAACCCAACTGATTATTTTGCAGACTGGGTAGTCAACCAACTAGGTCGTGCATCAACTAATCTTGATACTCGTGGTGATCAGAGTAGTGCTAAACTACCTGTGCTACGTAGATACAAGATGCATGGTTGTTGGCCATCACTTGTAAGTCCTATAGAGTTGTCTTACGACACTGCAGATGCAGTTGAAGAGTTCCAAGTTACCCTCCAAGTCCAGTGGTGGGAAGCATACGATGGGCAGAACTCTGATTCTGTGGTATAATACATAGAAAGCAAGTAAAATAAATTATGGCTAAGCTGTTCGGATTCTCTATTGAGGATCCTAATGAGAAGAAGAAGAAAGGTGTAATCAGTCCAGTTCCTCCTAATAACGAGGACGGGGCTGATTATTTTCTATCGTCTGGCTTTTACGGACAGTACGTAGATATTGAAGGGGTATTCAGAACAGAGTTCGATGTCATAAAAAGATATCGTGACATGGCACTACACCCAGAATGTGATACTGCAATTGAGCATGTTGTAAACGAAGCGATTGTATCTGATAGTAATGATAGTCCTGTTGAGATAAATTTAGATAATTTAAATGTAAGCGACAAACTGAAAGATATTGTAAGAGACGAGTTCAAAGGAGTCAAAGACCTACTACAGTTTGACAAGAAAGCACATGAAATTTTTAGAAACTGGTATACAGATGGAAGATTATACTATCACAAAGTAATTGATGTACAAAAACCTGACGAAGGCATACAAGAAGTAAGATATATTGACTCACTAAAACTCAAGTACATGAGAATTAAACCTGGTCAGGAGAAAGGTGCTAGAGGTGCACAAGGTATTCCAGTATTACCATACTCAGGTGAATCAACTATAACAAAAGATACTAAGATAGAGGAATTTTATACTTATTACCCACAGGGTATGGCACAGAAGTATGGTTCTGTTGCAGGTAAAGGTATAAGAATATCAAAAGATGCGATCACATATGTACACTCAGGTCTCATAGATCGTAACAAAAAAATTACTCTCTCTTATCTTCACAAAGCAATCAAAGGTCTTAATCAACTTAGAATGATTGAGGACTCCCTTGTTATATACAGAATATCAAGAGCACCAGAAAGAAGAATATTTTATATTGACGTTGGTAATCTACCTAAAGTAAAGGCAGAGCAATATCTACGTGACGTAATGTCTCGCTATAGAAACAAGTTAGTATATGACGCTAACACTGGTGAGATCAAGGACGACAAGAAGTTCATGTCTATGCTTGAAGACTTCTGGTTACCTAGAAGAGAAGGTGGAAGAGGAACTGAGATTACCACACTACCTGGTGGTCAGAACCTTGGAGAACTTACTGACATTGAATACTTCCAGAAAAAATTATATCGCTCTTTGAATGTTCCTGAGTCACGTATAGGTGGCGATCAAGGATTTAACTTAGGTAGATCATCAGAGATCTTACGTGACGAACTTATGTTCAGTAAGTTTGTAGGTAGATTGAGAAAGAGATTCAGTGGTTTATTCACTGATCTACTTAGAACACAGTTGATACTCAAAAATATTGTGACTCCTGAGGACTTCGATAAGATGTCTGAGCACATACAGTTTGACTATAAGTATGACAACCACTTTGCAGAACTCAAAGACCATGAGTTGATGACTGAGCGTCTTAACATCATGACTGCAATCGAACCATACATCGGTACATACTACTCTAGAGATTATGTCAAGCGTAAAGTCTTACGTCAGACAGAAGACGAGATAATGGAAATGCAACAAGAGATGGAAGAGGAAAATGAATCGGGTATTGGAGTACCTCTTGAAACTCAGAACCAAATGATGCAGGGTTCAATAGATGCAGAGGTAGAAAGGCAAGGTCAATTGGGTAAGAATGGTAAAGAACCAACATTAGATAATAAAAAGAACGGTGGCAGAACTGAAGCACCAGATATAGACATCAAGAAAGCGAAGATATAAATATAACTAGCGTTTTATAAAATTTGAATGGATTCTGCTGAGTTAATTGATATGATAGCAAACGATGCTCCTTCATCGGAAGTATCTAATGCTTTGAAAGACATGATGTTTGCGAGGTCTGCTGAGTTTGTAGACTCTGCTGCCCCTGTTGTTGCCAAATCATTGTTTGGTGAACCAGAAGAGGGAGATCCTCTACCTGAGGTAGGTGATGGTGTAGAGGAGACAGAAGTAGACGCTGAATTAGAACAAGAAACTGAACAGGAAGAAGAATGAGTGCATCGCAACCACTTAAATTAGTAACAGATATTGGAACGGTAAGTAGTGCAAACGCAACTTCTGCTGTAACCTCTGCTCAAACGGTGAAGACAGGTGTACTTTACGTTGTTTGTTCAGATGCGAAAGCAGCAGGTGATATTGCAGTTTGCAATACCGCTAACCAAGCAGGTGTCGGATCATTTCATGTAGCGAAAGGGGATTCATTCCTATATCGTTACGGACATCCAGCAAACGCACCAATTTCTGCTATTAGTAAAGCAACATCAGCAGTCCTTACTGTTGATCATACAGATACAAAGTTACAGGTAGGCGACTACGTGACTCTCTCTGGATCTGCAGTTGGTACATATAACAGTACGATTGCACATGTGCCTATCACTGCTATATCAGATCCTCAAAGGACAAATGATTATAAGATGACTATTACAGTCACAGCAAACACAGGATCACTAGCAGATTTTACAGGAACTGCTGTACTATCTAAGTCGGTGATTTTTAGATTGGCACCTGAGACAGCATCAGGATGTACATTACATCTCAAGGAGGTAGGAATAGGATGAAGTTAATTTCAGAAGAAATAGAATCAGTTGATATTCTTACCGAAGAAAAAGACGGGAAGAAAACTCTCTATATCCAAGGTCCATTTTTACAGGCAGAAATGGTAAACCGCAACAAACGTTGCTATCCCATTGGCACCATGGTAAAAGAAGTCAAAAGATATAGTGATGAGTTTGTTTCTAGAGGACGTGCACTAGGAGAACTAGGGCATCCAGACGGACCACAAATTAATCTTGACCGTGTGTCACATAAAATTGTTGAACTTAGACAAGAAGGAAACAACTTTATGGGTAAGGCACAGATCTTATCTACACCCATGGGTAAGATTGCACAATCACTATTAGGTGAGGGTGTAAAACTAGGTGTATCATCTAGAGGTATGGGATCAATAAGCACACATGAGGGAGTATCTTATGTGGGTGAAGATTTTATGCTTGCAACTGCAGCAGACATTGTTGCGGATCCTTCAGCACCCGATGCATTTGTAGATGGTGTAATGGAAGGCAAGGAATGGGTCTGGGAAGGCAGCATTCTGCGTGAAAAAAATGTTAGTAACATTAAAAAGAGTATAAATACTTTGGTGGATTCAAAGAAGTTAGAGGAGCACAAGCTTTCTTTATTTAAAAACTTCATAGAGAATCTATAATTGTCTAAATAATAACATATCTTAGGAAACAAGGACTGGCAAATGACCGCTAAAACAGAAAGCGAACTACATGAGATGGAGAACCAGGTAACCAAAGGTGCAAAATCTGCGGAACCTATGCCAACAACTCCAAATTATGTACCCGACGCAGGGGGAACAGGTGTAGAGGACTTAGGAGGTCCTACCCCAACTAATAACTCACCAACAGACGGAAGCAATAAGTTGAAGACACCTTCAGCAAAGTTTGCTCAAGCAGGTGACGTACAAACTAAAGGTACTGCTGGCACAGTCAAGATGGACGGTCCCCTAGGAAACCAAGCCGATGGCATGAAGTCATCTGGTTATGGTAGAGGTGCTAACGAAGAAGTAGAAGCACCAGAACAGGAAGAAGCACCAGTTGCAGAATTAGAGCTCAACCTTGATGATGATGTGAAAGCATTATTCGAGGGAGAGGAACTAAGTGCAGACTTCCAAAACAAAGCACGTACAATCTTTGAGGCTACAATTAAGTCCAAGATTGCAATCGTAAAAGAATCGCTTGAAGCAGACTATGATGCTTACATCCAAAAAGAAATGGGTGAATACAAAGC